CCGGCAAGCGGATCATTTTCGTCGACAGCATCACCGATCTGACCCGGCAGGCAATGGCGTGGGCGAAGACGCGGCCGGAGGCTTTCTCGGAGAAGACGGGCAAGCCGGACACCCGCGGCGCCTTCGGGCTGCTCGCCCGCGAAGTCATCGCGCTGCTCAAACACCTGCAGCACGCGCCCGGCAAGACGGTGATCCTCGTCGGCGTCCTCGAACGCGTAGTCGACGAGTTCAGCCGCGAACACTGGCAGCCGCAGATGGAAGGCGGCAAGGCCGGCCGCGAGCTGCCCGGCATCGTCGATCAGGTGATCAGGTCCGCCGCCTCGTCTGCCGTGCCGGCAATCCGTTTGGACTTCCTGCCAAGGACCGGTCGGGACGCCTCGATGTCAGCGAGCCCGCCGACCTCGGCGTCCTGCTCGCCAAGATCAACCGCATCTGAAGGAGAGACTCAGCTATGTTCGACCTGAACGACGTCGAGCCGATCAACAGCGGCGAGCTGCTCCCCAACGGCAGTTTCGTCAAGGTGACGATGGCGATCCGCGCGGGTGGTGTCGATGGTCCCACCGAGATCGACAGGGGTCTGCTGAAGGCTTCGAACGCTCCCGGCAGCGACGTCCTTTCGCTCGACTGCGAGTTCACCGTCGTCGAGGGGCCGTTCGCCAAGCGCAAGTTCTGGCAGCTGTTCACCGTTGCCGGCGGCAAGCTGGACGACAAGGGCGCTTCGATCGGCTGGAGTATCTCGAAGCGCATCTTCCGGGCGATGATCGACTCGGCGCTCGGCCTCGATCCCGAGGATATGAGCGAAGTGGCGAAGGCGAAGCGGCAGCTGCGCGGCCTCGCCGATCTGAATGGCATCAGCTTCGTCGCCAAGGTCGCGGTCGAGCCGAACAACGACCCGCGTTACCCCGATCACAACCGACTCGACCACCCGGTGCTGCCGACCGAGAAGGAGTGGCGCGCGGTGACGAACGGCGACGATGTCTCGCCGCGCCCATCAAAGCCGCGGAACGCATCTGCCGGCCGCAGCGCGGCTACGGCTCAGGCGCCGGCGTGGTCCAGCGCACAGCAGAAGCCGGCAGCAGCGACGCCGAGCGCGCCGCTGTGGCAACGCCCGGCCGAATCCTCGGCACCAGCTCCGCAACCAACGCAGCCGACGGCAACCCAGACATCGAAACCGGCAGGCCCCGCCTGGCTGAACGGCTGAGCTCGGCCGGGATGACCGCGATGACCGACGACGCATGGCAGGCGCACGTGACCCGTGAGGCGGCAAGGGACATCGGCCGATGGCTGGAAGGAAGAGGACGGCTGCAGCAGCCCATCGCCGCCCTCAGCCTGGACGAGCTGGAGTGCATGGCCGCCGCCGCGATCAGCCGGTTCATCGTGCTGGCGACGGAGCGGATCCGCGAGCAGCCGGACGACAGCGCGGACCTGTCGGCACTCCTTTACCCAGGCTGTGTGCCATCTGCGGCCGGGAGGCCCGGGGGTTCGGCTACACCCGCGAGCTCCGCTTCGACCGCTATCCCAGCTACCGGTTCTGCTCGATGCGCTGCCTCGACGCCGGTTCGGCGCTGGCCCAAAGGAACAACGGCATGATCGATAAGACCGACATGGAACGCCACGCGATCCGGGACGCGCGGCGGTACTTCGCCGAGGTGCTCACCGAGCTCAACCTGATGGAGCCCTTCCAGGACCGTTCGGCGGCCGAGATCGACCGGCTGATCGAGGCCTGCATCGACGGCTTCCAGGACTCGATGCAGCGCCAGTCGCTGAACGACGACGTGCCCTTCTAGGCGACGCCGATGCACGACGTCATCGACCTCAACGCCGGCTCCGGCTTCGTCTATGGGCGGCCGGCCCTCGCCGATCCGGCGATGCGGATCAACGCGCTCATCGACGCCGCCATGGTCGCGTCCGATTGGGCGAAGCCACCGCGCGACTATCTCGGCGCCAGCCGCATCGGCGAGCCGTGCGCGCGCGGGCTCGTCTACGAGATCACCCGCACGCCGAAGGACGACGGCCGGGAGTTCGCAGGAAGGACGCTGCGCATCTTCGAGGCCGGCCAC